AGCGGTCCCAGCACTTCGCAATCACTTCCCGACCGAGTCTCAATACCATAGGTCTCCGCCAGCTGCCGCCAGTTATAAATCTCGCCGTTACACATCCAGATGAGGCGCTCATCCCGCATTGGCTGCATTCCCTCAGGATTCAGCCCGTTAATCGCGAGACGGGCAAATCCGAGAATCACGCCGCTCATATCAACACGCACCATTTGTTCGGGCCCCCGCGGCTTCAACTGTTTTATACAGCGATCTGGATTATCAATCACTTCGTTGCATAGGCCAAGGTATGCCCAAATGCCACACATCTCTTTGTAAAAATGTTTGCGGAGTTTAGATGGGAGACGCCAGTGATATACTTCGCAAAATCCAGTCGCAGACGAGATACAATTATTTAGTGAGCAATCTGATGAAAACCCAGCCGAAGGCAAATATTAGCAGCTGCGGCGCTGACGGTGGCGGCACAGTAAAAATAAATTATACGGATTTTGCCCAGCGCGATAATCTTGCTCTTGGAAAGTATTATGCGAATGGATGTAGCACAACTACGATTTCTTATATTGTGAATTCGCAGAAATTATCATGAAACAAACTCGTCCAGCTGCTTGCTGTGAACATGAAGAATGTAGATGGGCCAGGAATGACCATGGCGATGAGCTCGCGGATATGCGAGATCATTACCATCTCCTGAACTAGACAACGCCCACGTAAACTCGAACTGGTCCGTGCGAAAGGCGCACGTCTCGTTTACGAAGCCGAGCTGACGCCCCGCCCCATTCCGCTCATCAATCCCTCCAAGATACTGTCCATAGGCCGCAGCATCCCACACACCTCGGAAGGCCTCCCCATGTGCCGTTGCGAACGGATAGTCACTATCGCGAATCTCACACTCATTTGAGACTGTCGGTAGGAAATCGGCCTCCTCGCGGTTCATCAGGAAGAAACGGCAGCCCAGCCTCATCTCATTATCCCCTGTGTGTGAAAGTCCGAGGATGAAGACATTCATGTCGTGAAGCGCCAGTGTGTTCTTTACATACAGAATACCGAAGGTCAGTTCCCCTCGTCCCAGATAGGGTGCAGCGAGCCCAGTATACTCCTTTCTCAGCGTAGGGAGTATGTGCTCTGCCGTGAAATAGACCATATTGTCATTCTCAAGATGGATGCACTCGGAAATGCCGCTCTGCTGAAGATAGTCCTCCAGAACGAAGAGCCGCTCCGTGCTATACTTCCAGAAACCGCCGCGGAAGTTGGAGTCTAAGATGCAGCGCTCCTGAAATGCCAGCCGCTTCACCCCATGCGGAACAGACTCGAGTGAAACAAATTCACACCCAATCACTTTATTCCTGTGAACTTCATCTGCAATAAACACAATATGCGCGTCAGGATTCCACTTCCGAATCTGTCGAATGCATGTATTCACATGCTCAGGAAACACCGAACCCATGTGAATCAGTATAAAGGGGCACGTCATGGTTAGACTCAGAGCGGGTTCTTAATGTCCTTTGATATAGTAATTCCACATCACAAAAAAGATAGTTCAATTTTACCCTTTTGTATACAAAGTGTAAATCATTATGCCCTCGGCGCAAGGACTATCTATGTGGTATCGGCAGAGGATCCAGAGATTGAAGAGATAACGTGGATTCCTGAATCAAACCTTCCATTTACAAAAGATGATGTTGCAAGTTATATTAAGCATGCGCCTCGCGTCGGTTGGTATTATCAACAGCTTATTAAGCTATATGCATATGATTATTTGCCTACCACATCTTCGCACATACTTATATTAGATTCTGACGTTATTTTAAGAAGACCTATTAACTTTTTTAAAGATGATAAGATTTGTTTCTCAATAAATGACGATTATTATGAGCCCTATTTCATTCATATGGATAAACTTATCCCTGGTCTTAAAGGTTTACCACCTTATTCTGGAATTTGTCATCATATAATGACTCGCAGAGAGCATATGAAGACATTTCTTACACACGTAGAACGTATACATGGAATGCCAGCTTGGAAGGCTATGTTATCACTTGTGAATCCTGAAGATTATAAAGGATCTGGTATGGCTGATTATGAGCTTTATTTTAGTTATTGTTTGCAATATTTTCCAGATGAATATATTATTCGTCCTCTTTACATCGTTAATCTAAAATTTCTCCATGAAATCAATAATTCGGTCGCAGACATGGTCGCGATTCATTCATGGAGATAACTCCTGAACAACTCTCTCCAATACTCAATATATAAATAGAAAAGGCGCGTATCACCCCTTTCAAGTGGGGTCGGCGGCTCAATATCGTCAAAGCTGTCAAGAATATGAAGCTTAAATCCAGGACACGTTTCCAGAAGCCGCTCAATAAAAGGTGTTCGCAAAACAATAGGACGAGCCCCACAATATAGACTCTCCCACAGGCGATGCGTATCGTGCGCATTCCCTGGAGGACACAGTGAATACATGCTTTCAGCTAGATAACATAAATACTGTTCTTGTGAACAGCGAGGGGGCATAAAAAGACCAGGAAAAGGAGTTCGCTCCAGGGTCTTTGTCAGCACCGCCCTGCTGGGATGTGTATTTCCAAAATTACTTGCGGTCACAAGATTCTTCTTTTCCATGGGGGGCATATGTGCCGCGCCAATCTGGCACCACATTCGGTTCTGAATTCCCATCGGCAGAGAGTGAATACGAGGATGCGATATCACATTATTCTGTGCATAAATATGCGCCCTCGGATATGCCTCTAGAAAGATATTCATGCTTGCCCCACACGGCTCAGTATCGCCATTATGGATGATAAGTAGGCGGACAGACTCAAAATATGAGCAAATTTGCGCAATGGAATCCTCGACAAGATCGGCATAGATAGCAATTGCCCCCACCGATTTAGGCAGAGTCCACGTCGTATCTAAAAAGAGTTGTCTAGAAGGGTCCACGGCTATATCGAGCCCCCTGTGATATTCCCTCTTCTCCTTGTTAAGAACAGTATACTCGCAAAGTCCTTGCAAATCCTCTCCAGAAAAGGGCACGGGGTATTCAGGAAGGTTGTATGTATCTATATCCAGATATTCAATCCGCATCATAGTATCTGACGGACTTATATATCCAAGTCTCTGGAGATTCTCTTTCAAAGGCACGACAAAGCGCTCCTCAGCATCTCCCAAGAAGGCCGCCGTCCATGCAAATGTGCTGTTTGATGTCATCAGCTTCTTGGCGCATCTAAGTGTAGCATGGTCCTCCAGAACACTTGACGAAATGACGGTCGATCGCAGAGCCTCGAACATCGCAAGATAGAGTCCCTCTTCCTGCTTCGTCGGTTTCTGCAGAACAAGTGTGATTGGATCAGACCGTCTCCGAAGTTCTTCCAGATAGACACGAGGATGGATAACCTGTTTCGCCGCCTGGAAATCGTCAAGGCGGAGATGGACAACAAGACCGCCTGTCTCTACACCTTCCGCTGCCATCAGGTCGCATACTCGCAGACCATACCGTATCAACTCTTTGTTATCGAGGGTAAACAGCGAACGGAGCCAGGGACGCATGTAGAGATAGATTTCCGCCGTCTGAAAATATCCGTTGAGATAGATATCTCTTTTTTTGAGTGGATGGTCAAGAAGCCAGCAACTTTCTTCTATTACAGACTCGCAAAACCAGTTCCATGAAAAGGAATACTGCCCCTCGTCTATATCATTGATTATATATGGATTCGTAAGCATACATTTGTAGTCCACGAGAGTATGTCCGAACACTCTAGAAATAATTTTGGCGGCCATATATTGTATAATATTGTTACCAAGTCGCCCATTTCGGACGAAATATATATTTGGCATATCTAAATACAATAAGATATAGTATTTAGATGGAAAAAACCAAATACGACCGTGTCAAGGAGACAGTAAATCTTCTGAAGGGTCTCCTCAATAATGGAATCTCGGATACGAATGACGCCTATTCACAGACGAAGGCCCACCTAGATGAGTGGATTAAGACAGGGGAGGCCGCGACCCACGTCATTGAAATGCGCACATACAAGCGGACGGCCTATCTTACTCTTCCGCAAACTGCGGATAAGGCTGCTGAAATGGTGTTAAAGGCTCAAAAGCTTCAGGGCTCGTCGTGATAATCTGAGTTTTGAACTCTCCGTCCAGCCGCTTAACTCTGTGAATCTCCAGCGCCCCCTTCAATGCAAACTTGGGCCGCCACGTCAAAACTCCATGCAGTGATGAATAGATGCATAGAATGTTGCCTCTCTCCATCAATACGAAGAACTCATTGAATTCCATCTCTTCTTTGTCTCCCCTGTCTAAAGATAATACCAAGAGCAAGAAGAGCGAGGAATGGCCATGCGCAGCGGCATTACAAATGAAGGAGCCTTATACGAACTTCTGGCCAGAGGAAATAAAGACGTATATTTTTTCAACGACGATTTCTCATCGGTCTCGCCGTATGATAACCGATATAACCCAGTCCCCGCACAGCTTCACGAACTCCGACGAATCCCTCCACTGAACGGCGCCGACTTTGGTCGGACGTGTGAGTTTGAGTTTGAGGCCGCAGGAGAAGTCTTCGTGGATCCGACTCTCGTGATTGACTTGCCGAGCTGGCTTCCGCCCCAGGTCGCCGCCTCCAACCCGAAGTCCGTCATCACCGACGCAGACGGGGTCAGTTATGGCTACACGAACGGAATTGGCTATTTCCTCTTCAGCAAAATTCAGATTTACCAGGACCAGCTTCTTCTCCAGGAGTTCACTGGCGACGCGCTCTATGCTGCCAGCAGGGCGCGCGGCTCTCTGAGCTCGGCCTTCCTGGAGAATAAAATCACTGGCGTCCATTCTGGCTCGGCCCTGGAGATAGGGCGGGCTGCGACACCCGGTCGCCTGCGCCTCCACCTACCTCTTCTTGGATGTCAGCATCCAGACGATGGAGGATTTCCCAGTATCGCGGCAAGGGCGCAGACCTACAAGCTGCGTGTCACTCTACGCCGCCTCGAGGACCTCGTGGAAGCGAGCGATTCCAGGCCGAAGCCTGTGCCGTGGGCACGCAGCGACCTGGGACCAGTTGCAACTCTGCAGCGCACTGCCATCGCACCTATCACTCTTCAATTAGAGACTCGCCATATCTATGTAGACCCTGATACTCGCGAGAGACTCACACGCTCCTCTCTAGAAATCCCCTTCTCTCGTCTCTACGAGAATACATTCACATATGGCGCGAAGGACTATGAACCACTCACAAGAGGCGCAGTCGCGAACGGAACTCGGCGTCTCGACGCCACACATCCCGCTGGCAGACTCCTCTTCTGGTTTTACAAAACCGCCGATCTACGTGCCAACAAATATACGAAGATGATGCAGGATGACGGGACTGAATACTATAATAATGTCTCTCTCATCATTGCAGCACGCGACCGCGAACCGCTGAACACACCTCTCCTCTGGAATAAGCTCCAGCATCTCGCCAAGGAGGAGCGCGACCCTGGCCCTGGACTCGGCACAATGAACTGGGACCTCGGCGATCTGCGAGGTCGCGAAGGACCCTACCAGCACCAGCCCGAGGGAGCGATAAACTTCACGACGGCGGACAGGCCGACGATCTATACTGACCTCGCGAACGTCCCCGTTGACCCCGTCTCTGGTCAGAAATCCACTGAGATGCGCGTCATTGTTGATTCGTGGGCTATTGCGACCTTTGAGAAGGGTCGTGGTGGTTTAAAATACGCGAACTAAAGTCAGATAGATGAGACTTCTCACATATAATATCCACGGGCTTCCGTGGTGTAAAATAAATGTTCCTGCCATGATTGATTGGATTTTCAATAAGTCAGGAGCAGAAATTGTCTGTCTTCAGGAAGTTTTTTCAAAGGAACATAGAAAGCTCTTTTGGAAAAAGGCGGCAGAAGAGGGGTGGACGTTTTTGGCGCCACACGATCGTATTTATGGCGGGTATATAGCTGGCCTTGAGAATGGGAGCGGACTTTTAACTCTTCTTAATCCCAAGTTTCATGTGCTCTCAAATCCCAAATTTGAGGCATTTACTACTGTATCAGGCGCCGATGTAGTCGTGAAGAAGGGCTTCTTTACGGTGAATGTGTGCGACGGCAAGAACGAGTTTCAGGTTATTAACACGCATATGCAGTCTGATATTACGGAGGCCTGCTGTATTCGTCTGAACTTCAATGCCGCCCGCCATGCACAGGAGGAGCAACTGTTTATCGCTGCTAGCCGTTGTGAATTTCCTCTTATTGCCGGCGACGCGAATACATGCATCTTCAAGTGCTTCCACCGTGTAGACCATGAGACACATGTTACATTCCCCGATACGGAGGAGCACTTGGACCACCTTCTGTGTCTTTCACGAGACATAGGACGGGTTCAGCATGTTGAAACGGTCTATCACGATGATATCTTATTGAGCGACCATATTCCAGTGGTGTATAGCATTATAATATAAGCATCTTTATAGAATGGATAAGAAGGGTCAGTTTGAACATAATTATTCATTTAGACATGGATGGGGTATCGAGGAACCCAAGAATTATGTTAAGCAAAGCATGAAGCGTAGAGTAGGGGCAATAAATAAAAGCAAAAAGATTACGACGCAACTGAAACGGAATTCGGAAATCCGCGCCGCATATGAAGCTGCCGCAGCGGTCCCGCCGACAGCTGCGAACATTGCGTTCGCAAATAGACTTGCCAGACGGGCGGCAGAGGTGAAGGCCTTACAGAATAGCCACAAAGCTGCGCAAAATGAAATACGGCGCCAAAGACATATTAACGCTTCAGAGGCAGCGCGAGCGATGTTAAATGCCGAGGGTGATAATGATGAGGTGAATTTTAACAACGAGGTAAATTCTAGGAATAATTTTAACCCCATAATAACAAATCTTCAATCTCGGATTTATGCGTTAGAGCATGCGAATCCCGTGAATTCTGTGGAACTTGAAAAGGTAAGAGCATTATTAGAGGTGACGGAAGCACGGCAGATGCTTGAACGTATAAATGAAGAACTACCTCGACTTATTTTAGAATATGGAGAGGATTCGATAGATGTCAAAGTTATGCTTGATGCAGAACAAGAGGCTTTGGAGCGGTCTATTGACGCTGTCGCTCGCCTTGAGGCTTTACAGGCGTCTGGAGGTCGCAGACGCAGAACACGTAAACACAAAAATAGACGCGCTTAATATCCAAACAGCATTCCAGCTCTACCACCGTATACTCGCAGAATATTGTATGTCTCCGCCCACACATAGACTTGATAACGCGGCACGTCATTCGGATTCGCAGATCCGCGAATCCGACGGAGTTCTAGTGCCAGCTCGATATTCAATATCTTATCCAAATTTGCCTCACCTGTTGCGAGAGACGCCGCAATATGTCCATGCTGGAGGTCAAAGGGGAGCGTATACATATACCGATTCACCCATGGACTCTTTCTCATTTCCAGCGACGGAATCAGAGAGCGGAACATGGAGGGCGAATCCGTCCAGTAGCGAGTGAGTTTACCTTCATAGATGAGTGCAAGAGAGGACAGAGGTTCTGATTCTCTTGTGCTGAATCCAGGGCTGAGGTCGCCGAGAGCATAGACATTGAGGCCCGACGCATCAGGCCACCAGGGGGCCACATTGACACCCTGACCAGAGAGGTCGCGGGTAGCCAAGAAGGGCGCATTGTAGCGGGCAGCCTCCCACCGCTGGAGATAGAAGAAGAGTGTGCGCGTAGGATTCGGGACCTTCAGTGGAAAACGAATATTCGCCGACCGCTGAGTATCGAGTGGCTCAAACGGGTAATGTTGGGGGACGGGAATCTGGATGTCTGCGATGCGGAAGCGGTTAGCCTCGGGCCGATCCAGATAGATGTATTCGGCCATCACATACGTGTCTCCTAGCGGTAGAACAGTTGGCATTTTCACACCGATGGGCGAGGCCTTCACGGTGACACCAGGTCCAGTAAGACCCGTGACGGGAGCCCCTTGCGGATTCAAGTAATAGAAGGGGCTGCCCGCTATAGGAAAATATGATTCTCCAGCCAGACTCACATTCGGTGTCGGCGGCGACTGCTGTGCCGAGCTCACAAACATACTTCCTAGGGCTGAGAAGGTCACGCGCAACGTGACAGCATCCGACTGGATTGCGTCAATCGGTAGAAACGCACCGCTATCGCCACTGGAGAACCAGAAAGGAAGCGGTGTCACCGCCACAGTCTGTGTATCCTCTAGGCCGAAGACGCCCACGTGGAACCCATTATCCTTTCTAGGGAGCAGCGAGTTCATGAGCGTCGTTTTTTCAAGCGGTGTGTGGAACTCGTCAAGAACCTCTAGAAGACGGCCGTCCAGACGTTCACAGCGGGCTCCACCAATATCAATGCTGGCCTCCGTAAGAAGCGCGTGACCGACGGAGTTCGTCCAGCCGAATGTGGGGCCGAGGAACTGGAAGCCCGAGGCGTCGCATGCCTTGCGGGCCGCCAGCTGGGCTGCCGAGATGTTTGGGAGAGTCGTCACCAAGTATAAGCGGGAAATGAGCTGGCCCTTGCGTGGAAGGGTCATGGTTGCTGAGGAGCCGAGCACGGGCCGAGTATCAAACTCCAGGCGCGTGAACTGGGTGGTGAAGCGGCCCGCACGGATAAACGCTTTTGTGAACATTTGTATGCGAGGCTGGCCTTTGACGGGGAGGAGCCGACTGTCTTGAACTCCACTGTTTAGGTTTCGTAGGAGGGCGGCCACCATCTTCTGTAGATGGCGGTCTTTTACTTAGACCGACAGTATAAACCCTACTACCAGTTTCAATAAAGATGGATACGAGCAAATTCTTATATGAAGGATGTCTTGTCTGGACATTAACAACAGCCGGTTATAAGTTTCTCACATTGAATTTGTATAAGCATCTAGAGGCCGCAAAAGTCCCGTGGAAATTGGCTATTGTTTGCGCGGATCACCCCTCCTATCGTTTCTTTCAAATGGAAGGAATACCATGTATTCTCTACTCAAAGGCTCAGCGCGAGAGTCTTGGTAAACTTCTTCAGTTCGGCTCAAAACCGTTTCAAGAGATAAATCTGGTGAAGCTGGATATCTTGAATACATTTGCCTCTCGGAACACCATTGAGACGTGTGTATATATAGATGGTGATATTGTCGTAAAAGGCGATTTTCTTCCAGATATAAGAGCCCGGTTGGACACGGCGCCGCTCCTCTTTCAATGCGATGAACAGAAGACAACGTGTTGCGCACCTTGCCGCAATTGTTGCACGGGGTTCATTGCGTGGAGGTCGGGTCATGATGGAGGGATATTCAATATAACCGATAAAGCGGTTTGGGTCGCAGCCCCCGAGGACCAACGATGGGTTAATACTAAGTTACAAGCGACATCTATTCCTTATAATACTCTTCCTCGAGATCTGTATCCGAATGGTGTTTTTGTAGATGCACAGCCGGCCAACTTTCTTGTTCTTCATTACAATTGGATGGTGGGCAATGCAAAAATTTTAAAGATGAAAAAACACGGTAACTGGATTATTCCTTATATGTAACTATCGCGGCGTGTCCACCGTGAGATAGTGGATTGTTCCTTCTAGGTAGATGGGGTATGGAGTTTTACTCGTTACAGCATTCGTTATCACACTCTTCTTATATCTATATTTCCAACCCGTTCCGCTCCCACCCCACATCTACTACATCAATCTTGACAAGCGCCAAGACAGGAACAAAGAATTCCTCGGCGAAATGGCTCGCCTGAATATTGTGAACTTCACGCGGATCCCCGCCACCCACATGCCGAAACGTGGCGCCCTCGGCTGCTCCCTCTCCCACATTAAGGCGCTCGAACTATTTCTTGAATCCACTCACAGCGAATGCTGTATTCTAGAGGATGATTTCACATTCGTCTTGGGACAGTGGCAAGTTGCCTCTCTCTTCAAGACTCTTCTGACGGTCCCCTACGACGTCTGTATGCTCGCGGCGAATGTTCTCCGCTCCGAAGAAACAGAGCACGCCTTCTTACGCAAAGTCCGCGACGCACAAACAACGGCGGGGTATTGCGTGAGCAAAGCATATGCCCGAACTCTTCTAGCCAACTTCAAGGAAGGGGCCGCGAAGCTCAAGGAGGGCTTCGAGACGGACGGAAAAAAAGATCCACGTTTCTGCCTCGATATCTTCTGGAAGAGTCTCCAACCGACGGCTAAGTGGTATGTAGTGAATCCGAAGATGGGAATTCAGCGGGAGTCGTATTCGGATATTGAGGAACGGTCAGTGAGATATGGAGTTTAGTCCTCAAAAATAGACCCCGCCAGTCCATTCTGGAATCGCAGCCAGTTAATCCCTAGACAGAAGACCTTCACCTCCCACTCTGGCCCTCCCTTCACTTCCAAGACAAGCCGCAGACTCTGCACGCGGCTCGCATTCAGTGTCCCACTCGGCTGGTGGTCGCCAGGATGGCGGGCGAACGAATAGCCATAGATAAACTTCTCATACGGGACAATCCCTCCACGATGGTGACGAGCGATCAACTCGCGATAGTATCCCTCTTCAGCATCGCATATCGTCACGCCATTCACTTGTATCACCGCATTCAAAAGCAGCGGCTCGGGCCGATTGTAAACCGCATCATAATCCTTCTCCAGAACATTCCCATAATTCGTCCACTCGTTGTTTCCCGTAACATCCTTGCGGCGAACGAACCACAGAATCTCCTCTAGAGGATGGTTCGCCTCTAGTGGTAGCGCGATTCGTACCGTATCTGTAGCGCTGTTCTTGGACACGGTGTATTTGAGCGGCTCGGCAAAATAGAAGGTCTGGACCTCCCTGTGAATAATCTCAAATGACTGGCGGAGCATCGCATCGCGCATCTTCCCGTCTAGAATAGAGCCGAATGTCACAAGACGCACACTCGTAAGGTCGGGTATTGTTGCCACCGTCTGTACCGTGAAGAACTGGTCATACGCAAAGGTTGTGTCGCGGAAT